CGTCACCATCCGCTGGCCGGGCGCTGGCTATCCAGTTCATACCGGCGACCGCATTTTCTTCGGTTCGCATATCTACGTTGTCCAGGTCATTGACAACGTGCTTGAGCGCAATCGCGTCGTCAAACTCAACTGCCTGGAAATCGACGGGGAGAGCTGATGCTCGATGAAGGAATCACCATCGACACCTCCGAGCTGGATGGGCTGGCCCAGCTGCTCGAACGCTTTCCCCAGGAGGTGCAAAGCAAGATGCTCAAGCAGTCGCTGGGAGCCGGAGCCGCCGTTCTCTTGATCGGCGTCATGGCGGAGTGCCCGGTGCGCCTGGACGGTCCCACGGAAAAGAGCACCGGGCTCAAGGCGGGCATGCTCAAGGCGGATATTCGCGCCAACGCCGGGAAAAACGGCCGCTCCTGGTTCATCGGGGCGGGAACCGCAACGGCATACGTCCTGCGCTGGCTGGAGCGCGGCCACATGATCGTCAAAGGTGGCCACGCCAAAAACCGGCGGCACGGGGGAGGCAAGGGACGGTCCATCGGTCATGTTCCCGCATGGCCAGTTCTGCGCCCTGCCTTTGACGCTTACTGGAATGATGCGCTCAAGGCGACCTCCATCGAGCTCCAAAACCGCATTGCCGAGTATTGGAAACAGACACTCGGCAAGCTCAAGCGCGCCGCGTAATTCCAAAGCGAGTCTGACTGGAACTCTGTGCCCCATCCATTTCGCACGCTTCATCGTGGAATGGGTGGGAAACCTCATGCATTCTTGGAGCTTTCATGCTCGAAGCAGGAATTCAGGCGCTGGTCGGCGCCAACGCGGCCGTGCAGGCTCTCATCGGCAATCCGGTGCGCTTTTACCCGGTGATCTTACCGGAAGATCCCACCTATCCCTGCGCCAGCTATCAGGTCATCAGCGAGACGCCGCAGGACCTGCTCTCTGGAAAGCTCAGCATCTATCCCATTCGCCTCCAGGTGGATACCTGGTCAGGCGGGACGCTCAATGCCACCTACGCCGCGGCCAAGGCCGTGCAAGCCGCCATCCGCGCCGTGATGGAGAGTTTTTCGGGGGCGCTTCCCGATGGCACGCGGGTCGCCTACATCCACGTAGTCAACGCCAACGATCTCTTCGAGCAGGATGCCCGCTGCTACCGGACTTCGACTGACTTCATGATCTACATCTACCCGTAAAGCCTCCCGCCAACCTCAACTATCAACCGCTTTTAGGAGCTGAAAACCATGTCTCAAACCGCGCAATCGCTTCTCGGCATGGGGGCCACTCTCTCCATCGGCACCCAGACCGCCACGCCCACCTACACCGTCATCAACGGAGTCAAAAAGGTATCGCCTCCAAAGCCGAAGTGGGGCACGGAAGACGTCACCACCCTCAACACGGCCAGCGCCACGCGCGTCTTCATCAAGACGCTGCTTGATCCGGGTGAGGTCACCATCGATGGTGAGTGGCAGTCCGCCGATCCCGGCCAGGTGGCCCTCTCCGCCGCCTTGAACTCCTTATCGATTGCCACCTATGGCCAGGTCTTCCCGTTCAAGCTGGCGCTGCCCCCCGATCTTGTGGGAGGCCAGGTCACGACGGGTGATACCGTCACCTTCAACGCCCTGGTCACCGACTGGGCGGTAGGCGAGGTGGAAGTTGACAAGGTGGTCACCTTCGCCTCCTCTCTCAAGATCACCGGTCCCATCACCTACGTCGAAGGCGCTTAATTTGCACGGTCCTGCCGGACCTCAACCCTCCAGCCCCGCGCCCCCGGCCAACCAGCCAAAGGCGCGGGATGGAGACCATAACGAGCCTGAGCTTCCAGTGCTATACTGGCCGCTTTGGAGGGGTTATGGACAAGAGCGTGCTACCTGGTTTGATCTTGCTGGCGCTGGCGCTGATTGTGTACTTTTTCCCTTGGGCGCTTGCCATGCACCGTAAATGCAAGGCTGCCGATGGAATTGCGGTTGTGAATCTTTTCCTCGGTTGGACGTTTGTTGGCTGGGTCGTCGCATTGGCCTGGGCCGCCTCCGGGGAAGTAAAGCCCTAGGTGGAAGCAGTTTCGTCCCGGGATTGAACGTCGGTTTCGGTGGAGACGGAATTTGAAGCGTTATACTGCCGTGCATGGAACTTTTGCTCTGTTTCGCGCTTCTTAAAACTTCGGATGACGCGGATGCCTTCGGCATCCTTTGCGGAGCAGTTGCGGTCATCGCTGTACTTTTTATGATGGCCTTGAAGCGCATCAGCGGCGGAACGGATGAGGTTAAATACGATTCACCTCCCCAAGAGGTAACCGCGAAGAGCCGCACGCGCGATAGCAGGGATGACATTATTGATGAGTCTCTCCGGGAGCAGCATAGCGATCTTGTCGATTATTCATTTCACTGCAAACTGGCCGGGGTTACACACGATAATAGCGACGGCACAAGCCGTGATCGGATCATTCGGCGCTGCAAAATCGGTGAGCCGCTGGAGTTGAGGCCGGACCCCTTGAATCCTGTGGACCCTAACGCGATCGCGGTGCATAGACTCCTTGGGAGGCGCGGACAGATTGGCTATCTGCCGGCCGCGACGGCGGCTGAGTATGTCGCTCGTATCACGGAGGAACCTGGAAGGTATATCGGCTGGTTTGTGCGCCTTGTTCGGCGCGTAAACCCAAGCGTCATCGTTGGGGCTATGATCGTCGTCGGGCGTCTCAAAGAGCCGGTAGACCTCGAGGCCGGGAAAAGATCCGCGAAAGCCGTGAAATAGCTGGTATACTTTTGGCCGTGGAGGGGTTATGCGTAAGATAGCGTTGATCTTGGGTATGGCGGCTGTAGCTCTTATTCTTGGAGGATTTGGGTCCTGGCATGTCTACCAGCGCCATTTGTCTAGCGAGTTAAAACGCACTCTTAAAGCCGCCTCTGATCCGAATGCGACTGAGGCGGATATCCATTCTTATTTGCGTTCGGCACGACTCCAGATGCGGACTCAAAAAGATCGCGAGGTGGATGCCGAGTTCGAGACGGCTGTCAGGCTGGCAGAATATTCGAGCGAAACAAGCAGTCGCGTCTTGAATGAGCAGTTCGAATCCACAGGCCCCAGGTCAGATTCCACCGTGGAAATCGGACGGTTACTCGACCAGCGAATCTCGTATTTGCAAGCACATCGTCCGGTGCCGAAAGAACTTCAGGATCGCATTGACTCTCTGCTGGATGACAGTAAACGCGAAAATGAGTTTTGGCGTGAGGAAAGCAAGAGTGCCGAGGAAGCAGCGGCTCAGGCGAAAAAGCTCTTTGTCGAGGTTCGCGCAGAGCTCGGAATGCCTCCTCTGAAGAGTTGACAGTTTGGACCTGAATCATACCCAAAGCCGCCTCCGGGCGGCTTTTCTATTGGAGAAAACGAAATGTCGAACAAGAAAATCCCCGTGCTTGATTCCGCTGCGCGGGAAACGGAATTTACTGTGGACGGCGTTACCTACCGGCTCCGCTACAACTTCGATGCGATCGCTGGCTTTGAAGAGGGCACGGGCATCAATCCGGCGATCGAGTCTATTCCTCCGACGATCTTGAACTTTATGAGTTTGCTCTATGCCGGCCTTCGGGCACATCATCCCGAGGTAACCATCGAGACCGTTCAATCGTGGTTCAACGAAGAGACATCTGCCCAACTCTGCAAACTTGCCTACGAATCCTTTTATGGGACGCTGCCCGAGCCGAAGACGGTGGAGGAAAAGGACGCTCCGGACCCTCCGAGCGCCTGACTGGCCATAAATGGTGGCTGCACCACTGGGCGATCGCTTGCTACGATCTCGGTCTTTCGGAATCTGATTTCCGCTGGATCACGCTTGCTCAGTTGTTCGCCCTTCATGAGCGCCACGCGCAGGCGAGGGAGCATTCTGAACTCCTGGCGGGCATCATCGCCAGCGTCACGGCGAACTTCAGCATGGCTTCGCCCAAAACTCCTCTCAAGCCGAGTGACTTCGGCCTGGGTCCAAAACTGAAAACATCGCTCTCTTCCGCGCCTGCCCTCACCGATGCGGAGCGGGTGCACGAGTTGCGCAGTTACTTCCGCGGACTGGCTGGCAAGCCCACGGAAACCGTAAAAGAGGAGAATCCCGATGCCGAATGAAGTTGTAGCCGGGTTGATGGTCAGCATTGATGGAAATACGGTGAAGCTGCGCTCGGAGCTGGATAAGGCTCAACAGAAGACGCGCGAAACCGGCCAGCAGATGAAGAAGGACTTCGGCGAGGCGCGTGGCACTGTCATGGTGCTGGGCGAGGAGATCGGCGTGCATTTGCCGCGCCATGTGCAGAAGTTTGTCGCTGAGCTCCCGGGCGCGGCCAAGATGCTCTCGGCTGCCTTCTCGACCGTCGCTGTCGTAGCTATTGGCGCCGCGATATTGGAGGCGGGGAAAAAGGCTTATGAGTTTGGGGCGAAAATGCGGGCCGTGGCTGGTGATATTGGCCAGTCGATGGATAAGATGCTTCGGAGTACTCAGGCCTCAAATGATGAACTGGCACTAAGCAACGCCAAGATGGCCGAGCAGATTGCCAAGCTCGAGCATAAACCGGTCAATTCTCTGGGTATCGCACTGGCCGAGGCGCGCGTTGAGGCCGACAAACTTGCTCAGTCGCTGGGCAATGATATTGATGCGATGCGGAAGCTGTTTCAGGAGAAAAGTGTTTCAGCTATTGGCGGATTGCTTACTGGTCAGGCAGGGACACGGGACGCGGAAAATCTTGTTCAGAAGCACCTGGCTGCGATCGCGGCTGTTGATTCGGCAGAGCAGGATGCGCTCGCAAATGCGAAGACTGGAGATAACGTAGACAAAATTCGCCATGATGCCCAGATCGGCCGTCTCGCTGCGCTCCGCAATGCCATCAAAGAGACTGGTGATGCATGGAATACCGCTCATGCACGGCAGAACTCCAAAGGAGAAGGGCAGATAGGTCCCAATGGAGAGATCAGGGCTGGTAACGGTTATTTAGATCAGACGGCCAACTTGACGGTCCTGGGCACCGCTTCCCATCAATTTGAGGTGCTTTTTAATAAAGCGAATATGCTTGGCGAGACATCAGTCTTATCAGGACGGCTGGCTCTCGACGAGGGTAAAAAAGCGGGCGCTGATGCCAACAAGGCGGCCCTGGCGGCAGCCAAAGCGGCCGCGGAAGCGCGCATGAAGGTGCTTGAGGATGAGCTGGCCAAACGAAAGGGTTTGATCGACGCTGCCGGTGGTGATCTCTTCGCGCCGGCCAATCCTTTCCAGAAGACCCAGCAGCAAAAGCCCATGACTACCCAAGAGGAGTACTCCTTCTGGGAATCGAAGCTGGGGGCGGAAGGCAGCGGGTCTTTGCTCGGTCCCAAGATCCAGGAGAAGATTGCTCCCTTAGTTCAGAAAGCCCTCGAAGAGCGCGCGAGAGGCGCCGAGGAGTGGACCAAGCTGATGGATGCGCTCGGCAAGTCTCCGGACAAGGAGAAGTTTGATTTCTCCGGTATGCCTGAAATGTTCCGGCCTGACGCGCGCATGCAGAAGAACCAGTCAGAGGGCGATGCGGCGGGCATGGAAGCGCGCCGGGATCGCACCTGGCTGTTGCAAGAAAATGCCATGGCTCAGGACGTGTTGAACTCCAAGGAGGCGGAGGAGTCCGGTCATCTGCGCAAGGGCACCACGGCAATTCTTGAGCAGAAGGATGCGATTGTAAAGCTCCAGCATGAGTTGGAGGAGTTGCAGGATCGGCGTGCCGCGGCGCTGAAAACGGCTCCCGGCCTGCGCAAGCCGGGAGACAATCCGGACGTGCTGCAAAATCAGATACTGCAAACGCAAGGCCAAATTAACCTCGGCGGTCAATCCCTCAACTATCTCGAGTCCCAGCAGAAATTCGGCACGAACATGAACACCATGTTTGCCGACTGGGAGGAGCATGCCACCGATCTGAAGTCAATCATGGGCGAGTTCTTCTCTTCCAGCATGAACGCGCTCAATGACCAGCTGGTCAAGATGATGACCACGCAATACCATCAGGGCGACTGGAAGAAGGCGGTGCAGCCGATCTTCACTGGCGCTGCCAAGTCCAGCCTTGAGTACGGCGAGGGCTCGCTGATGAAGGCCTTCGGCATCGGCGGCAAGCGCGGCGAATCGAAATCCAAGCCAATGTATGTGCAGGATGTGGGCCTGGGTTCGGTGGGCGGCATAGGCAGCGCCTCGGGAGCGGCCAGCGTGGCCGACAGCGCCTCGCAGTCAGGCGGTTTCTTCAACGGCTTCTTCAAGGGCATCGGTTCATTCTTTGGTGGCATGGAGACCGGCGGCCTGATGAAGCCGGGCGGCTTTTACCTGACCGGCGAGCGTGGCCCGGAGCTGCTCAGGGTGGGCAGTACCACGCGCATCAACAACGCCCGCGACACCTCGCGGATCATGAGTTCTGGCGGCGGCAGCCATGTCGAGCATCACTACCACATCGATGCGCGCGGGGCCACCGATCCGGCCGCCGTCACCGCGGCCATCAACCGGGCCATCAGCCGCGCGGCCCCGCAGATCGCGGCCTCGAGCATCGCGGCCATGCAGGACATGAAAGCCCGCAGGCCAGCCATTTACGGCTGATTTCTAGTCCCTAGTTCCTAGTCCCTTTTTTCCAAGCTTCCCCCGGTTTCACGGGCCGGGGGATAGGCGCGGCAGGTCTCGGCAACCTGTCTCCTCGGCTCCGGTGCTCCTTACACCGGAGTCGCCCGCGCACCCCTGTCTCAACTGCACTATTCGGAGGCGTCATGCAATTCAGCCCATCGGGTTTGGGGTTACTGAAGAAGTCGGAAGGATTTCGCTCTCACGAATACAAGGACGCGGCGGGGCTCCCCACCATCGGGTATGGCCACAAATGCCAGTCGGCGGGCAGCTTCTCCGAGGGCATCGACTTGCACACCGGCGAGACCATGCTGGCCCGCGACGTGGATGACGCGGAAGACGCCGTGATTCGCCTGGTCAAGGTTCCGCTCACCCAGGGCCAGTTCGACGCCCTGGTCGATTTCGTCTTCAATCTCGGCGCGGGGCGGCTGGCCGGTTCCACGTTGCTGAAGGATCTGAACGCCGGGCACTACGGACCCGCGGGCGAGCAGCTCTTGCTTTGGGATCATGCCGGCGGCGTCGAACTCGCGGCGCTGAAGGAGCGTCGCCGGGCTGAATTCAACCTCTGGAACACGGGGGTGCCGTCGTGAAGTGGCCGGAACCGTTCTGGGCGACCGTACTCGCATTTTTTGGGGTAGTTCTTGCACTCGCCTGCCTTTTTGCTCCATCGCCGGTAAACATTGTCCTCGCCGTCTTGGCCATCGCCAGCAACCTGGTCTCTGGCGCGCTCGGGGCTTTCGCTGGACACTCCAGCGCCACCAACAACTCCAGCGGCCCCAACGCCACCATCAACAACCCCAACGCCACCTTTCCCGATGGCTCAACCAAGTAACAATGCGCCGAAGGAGGCGCACCCCATGAGCTTTATCACCAAACTTGAAAACGCAGAAAAATCGACCTCGGCTTGGTTCGAGAAGGAGTGGGTCAAAGTCTATAAGGCGGAACCCACGGTCGTTGAAATCGCTGACAAGACACTTCCTTATCTCAGTCTGCTTTTGCAGACTGTCATCGGCGCCGAGGCTGGCCAGCCTGCGGCTACCACTGCGGGGAAGATTTTGACCAAGGCGCAGAATGACCTCGATGTGGCCGCCGCGCTGATCTACGACACTGGAGCGACGCCGACCGCGGCCAGCGCGATCACCGCGGTGCAAACCAACCTGAGCGGCCTCTTGACTGCCTCGCAGATCACCAACAAAACTAGCGTGGCGACCGTGACAAAGGCGGTTTCAGAAACGGGAGTCCTGGCTGCAGCGATCACTGCGGCCAGTGGCTCCACCGCGCCGGTCCCGGCTTAACGGTTTGCGCGGCTCCAGGCTGTCCTGGACCATTGGCCTGGGCTGACCACCGGGCCGCGTGAAGAGTTGGCGCGGCGTATCAAGCGCCACGCCGGGGAGACAAATGGGCTCAACTAGGAGTCTCCCCACCAAAGTTCACCACCACCGGCGGAACGCTTGGAAACAGGCCTCCGCCGTCCTTTTGAGGCGACAATTTGAACCGTTTCTTCCAAGCCGCTTGCATCCTCCTCGCCCTCACGGCTGCCATGGCCGTGGGGGCGGTGGGCTTCTCTGCCTACCTGGCCATCTTCCAGCTCGCCGACGCCGCCAAAAAGGCCGGCACAGCGGCGGACGCCATGACGGCCACCATGGCCAACATCAACCGGCCCTGTACGCCAATCAAAGGCCAACTTCTTACCGTGGATAACGCAAAGAATTGCGGGCTGCTGGCTCAATCCGCCATCACTCTGAACACTCTGCGCGGCACCTTGGGGCAGGTTGAGGCGGCGGCAAAGAAAAACAGCGCTGTCTCCACAGACTTGCACAACACGCAGATTGCCTTGCAGGGGATGGTCGGCTCGCTTGTAAACACTTCGGACGCACTCGCTGGAACGGCCAACGCGGCCACAGGGACGCTCCACGCCGCGACGGAAACGCTGGGCGAGGGGAAACGCACCATCGCCGCCGCGCAACCGCTCCTGGGGCAGGTTACGGGCGCAGTGCAAGACATGCGAAGCGTTACGCCTGACGTGAAGAGAATCGCAAAAGCCACCGGAGACACGATGGAACAAGCGGCTGGAATCGGCACGAGCGTAAACAAGATGGCTGCCACCGCAGAGAAGAAGGTAGACGCCAAGCCGACCATCAAAAGCCGGGTCGTCGATTATGCCGGGCCGGCGGCAAAGATCATTGCTTGGCTTTTGAAGTAGCCGAGACTGGCACTCTGGCAGCTCTCACCTCGCACCCTAGGAGATCGACATGCACCGCAATCGCATTCTCATGTTTTTCGCGCTGGCTCTCGGCATGGCGCTGGCGCTGCCTTCCACGGCCTCGGCCACGGTGCCGCTGGGTTATGTGCAGCTTTCCGGCAGCAACCTCCAGGACTCGACCGGAACGCTGCTGGCCAACGCCACCATCAGCTTCGCGCCGGTCAATAACGCGGGCCAGCCCATCAGCTACCAGGTCAACGGCCACGGGCAGGCGATGTTCATTCCCGTTTACGCGCTGGTTACCAACGGCGCTTTTACGGTATTGATCGCGGACAGCTCGCTTACCAACCCGGTGAATGTCTGCTACAGCGTCTCTGTGGTCAACAATGTGAGCGGCCAGAGCGTGCTGGGCGGCGGGTATGGCTGTGTCCAGCCCTCCGGCAGCGGCCTGGCGGTGACCGGCGGGAATCCTTGGTGCACGGCCGCGGGCAGTTACGGCGGAACCTGCAACTTCGATCTCTATGTTCCCAATGAGGCCGGGTTAGTCGTTGAGCAGCCCGGCACTCCCGGCGCAACGGGCGCGGCAGGCCCGATCGGTTTGGTCTGGATGGGCGCATGGAGCAGTTCGACGGCTTACGTGGTCAACAATGGGGTCAGTTACAACGGCTCATCGTATATTGCCGTTGCCTCCAGCACTAACCAGACCCCGCCGAATGCAACCTATTGGTCGGTTCTGGCGGCCCAGGGAGCGACTGGCTCCGGGAGCGGTACGGTCAACAGTGGCACGAATTACAGCCCCTCTTATTACGTCGGCACAGGCACAACGGTGGGTGGCATAACGCCCTTCAATGGCCTGAGCTATTGGTCCAGCAGCGCGGCCCCCACCGCTGCCACCTCGCACAACGAAAGCACGCCAACCAATTGCATCGCGGCCAGCGGCTCCGGCACGGCTTACACGTGCACCACCGCGCCCACCTTCACGCCAGCGACTGGCGATCACATCCAATTCAAGGCCGACGTGGCCAATACTGGAAGTGCTACGCTGGCGGTCAATGGAGCGGGAGCCGCCACAATCAAAAAGTGGGGCGGCAGCGGCGCGCTGATCGCCAACGACCTGCTGGCCGCCCACTGGATCAGCGCCACCTTTGACGGCACCTACTGGCAGCTCGAGGGCCAGCTCGGCAACGCCAACTCGACGCAAATCAACGGCGTCACCCTCAGCGGCCTGGCCACCGGGCTGCTTTATAACACCACTGCGACCGGCGCGCCCTCGATAGCCACCAACACACAGCTCAACGCCTTGATTGCCACCCTCACCGGCTGCTCGACTGCCACTTATGTCTACACTCCCCAAGGCGGGGACTGTGTGCCTGCCGCCGGCGGCGGATCGGGAACGGTGGCAAGTGGAACCATCTATAGCCCGGCTTACTATACCGGCACGGGAACCACGGTGGGGGGCGTGACGCCCTTTTCCGGCCTGGCCTACTTCTCCACGAGCGCGGCCCCGGCTGCTGCTACTAATACCCAACTCAATACCTTGATTGCCACCCTCACCGGCTGCTCGACGGCCACTTATGTCTACACGCCGCAAGGTGGCGATTGCGTGGCGCCCAGCGGCGGCGGATCGGGAACGGTGTCCAGCGGAACCGCTTACAGCCCGGCTTACTACACCGGAACGGGAACCACGGTGGGGGGCGTGACGCCCTTTTCCGGCCTGGCCTACTTCTCCACGAGCGTGGCCCCGGCGGCTGCTACGGCTGCTCAGATCGTGGCAGCGATCGGCTCAACTGCGGTCGCCAATGCGACGAATGCTGCTGGCCTTTCCGCCACGCTGGCTGCCGCGTCGGGAGGCACCGGCGAGGCGGGAACGATCACCGGGGTGGCCTATCACAACGGCAGCAGCGCGGACACGGCGGCGTCGGCTGCGCAGATCGTGGCGGCCATCAGTACCACTGCTGTAGCGAATGCAACGGCCGCGGGGACGTCCACGAACACCGCGGGAGGAGCTGGGGGCGAGATTCTTTATCAAAGCGCGCCGGGAGCGACGGGATTCAGCGCGGCGGGAACTACCGGTCAGGTGGCCACGTCAGGCGGAACGGGCGCGCCGACGTTCTCCGACCTCTGGCTGCCGGAAAAGATCGTGCCGGCGAACTGCAACAATGCCACGGCGGGCAATGGCATGAGTTTGCCCACGGCCAACGCGCCCACAGCGGTTTGCCGGACGGGCACTTACGTGCAGACTGGCTATTTGCAATTCACCGCTTCGGATAGTGCTCAATGGCAGGATGAGGTTCCGGGTGATTGGGACTCGGCCAACGGGCCTTATGTCCGCGTGAACTACACGCAAGCGGCGGCCACGGCCTCGCAATCCATCATCTACACCATCGCGGCGGTTTGCTCGGCGACGGTGGACGATACGGTCTGGCCAGCGGTGCAGACTTTCAGCACCACGACGACGGGGAGCACGATCAATACGCAGTACGCGCAGACCTTGCAACTGAACTCGACGACCATGGCCAACTGCGCGGCGGGCAAGATGATTAACTTCCAGATCAACACGGCCAGCGGGTCGAGCGCCACCACCAACCTGCAAATGGTCACGGTGACCTGGCCGCACAAGACTCCTGGCGTGGCGGAGGCAAACTGATGAAGAAGCTACTGACGCTTGGCTTGCTGCTTTGTGGACTGATGCTGCCATTTGAGGCTTCGGCGACGATTTCGCTGGTGAGCAGTTCGTATGGTTCGCAGAACAACGGCAGCACCGTCACATCCGGCGCGATCAATACGACCGGCGCGACTCTCATCGTGGTCACATGCGAGTCGAATGTTGCTCCCACCGGCGTTTCTAACACAGGTACGGCAGACAGTTGGAACCTTCTCACTACTTATGGGGGTTCCAATGCGTACACTGTCATCGCTTATGCTTATGCGCCGGCAACAAATACATCGCAGACTTTCACCTGTGCGATAGGCTCATCTGATAAAGGGTACATGACTGTCATGGCCTGGTCGGGCACACTGACCACGAGCGCGGTTCTGCAAACTAGCACGGGGAGTACCACTGTAACGCCGGGAAGCATCACCCCAACCGTGGCGGGAGAATTATTTATTTCCAGCTTATCAACTAGAAATTCAACCTCTTGCCCTACAATTACCCCTCCCGGAAGTTTTACAGAAGTGTTGGCGGGCGGAGGTTGCCCTAATGCGGGGGGAAACTATAACCCAGCCGACGCTGCCTACTATGTGAACAGCGGGTCAGGCGCGGTCAATCCAACGTGGTCGATTACTGGAAGTCCAAGTAGTAATGCTTCCTCGATGGCCGCATTTCTCCCGGCCGTCACATATTCCAACGGCTTCCCCGGTTTCATGCGCTCCAGCGCGGATATTCCCTGGGATGAGCGCTTTGACTTCTACGATCTTTGGAAGTTTCAAGGAGGATACTTTGCAGGTTGATTACACTCTTTCCGGCTATGTCTTCGAAGGCATTCCCGTTCCGGCGGCGGTGCTTCACATCGATCGCGTGATCTTTGATTTCTCCGGCACAGCGATCGTGCAGGGGCGCATCTTTCCCAGCCTGGCGGTGATGCAAGCCAACGGCGCGGCTGCTTCCTTCCAGTGGTCCTATCCGGTGGCCGATGCGCAGCCGCTGGCGCAAATTTGGGCGGGGCTGGGCGCTATGACGGGATTGATTGATTCCACTGGCTCTCCTGTCAGTTTGGTCGGCGCTGTGCCTGTGCCGGGAGAGTAACGCACGCTACGAATGGAGAAACCATGAGCACGATCACCTTGGGCACGAATACCTACACCGCGATTTCCGTGCCCGCTGCGCCGGGGTTTAGTGAGATTGCCGTCACCATGGCCGACGCCATCGCGGTGGTCTCGTCTCCGTTTGTGCCGTCGCAATCGCAGACGCAGATTTGGCCCGGCGCCGATGCCTGGTCGATGCAGGTGACTCTGCCCAAAATGACCCGGTCGCTGTCCGCGCAGTGGCAGGCCTTTCTGGCCGGGCTGCGCGGACAGGCGAACGTGCTCCAGCTCGGCGATCCGCTGGGCTTTAATCCGCAAGGAAAAGCCAGCGGCGCGCCCATCGTATCGAGTTGCGTGGGATCGCTGGCGCTGGCGGCGGGCGGCTCCGGCTATACCTCGGCTCCAGCGGTGAGCTTCAGCGGGGGGGGCGGCGCGGGCGCGGCGGCCACGGCCATCGTCTCCGGAGGCGCGGTGACCGGCCTGACGCTGACCAATCCCGGCTCGGCTTACACCTCGGCTCCGGCGGTCACACTCACCGGAGGCGCGGGCGCGGGCGCGGCGGTCACGGCGCAGCTCTCGAATGCCGTCTCTGCCACGCTGCTCAACACGCGCGGCTGGACGCCAGGCGTCTATGGGCTGCTCTTGCCCGGCGACTATCTCCAGATCGGCTACCGGCTCTACATGGCCGCGTCCCAGGTCAATGCCGACACCAACGGCAACGCGCAGATTTCCGTCTGGCCCAGCCTCCGCGAGACGCCCGCGGACGGAGCCACAGTCAGCCTGGTCAATTGCCAGGGAGTCTTCCGCCTGGCCGCGAACAAGCGCACCTGGCACACCTCCAATGATCAGCTTGCCCAGATCAGCTTTGGCCTGACTGAAGTGCGGTAAGGCAGCCCTCTTTGGTCTCCCGCTCATCGCGATAACGCCGTGATGAACGGGGCACAGTGCTTGTGAGACGAATCAGAAAGAGGGAACATGCGCAATCTCAGCTCTCCCATGCTCAGCGGCATTCTAGCCTCGCCCATCCGGCCGGCGTTTTTGGTGATGCTGACCTTTTACAGCGGCATCGAGTATGTCTGGACGGGCGTGGGCAATCTGGTTTACGGCGGCAACACTTACCTGGGAGTTGGCTCGCTGGGGAAGATCGGCGCGGTCACCGAGGGAACGCAGGTCAATGCCGAGGGCACCACGGTGTCGCTGAGCGGCATCGACCCCACCCTGCTGAGCTACTGCCTGGGCGAGATTCAGGTGGGCGCTCCGGCCTCCATCGCCTTCGCGCTGGTCGACGCCAACCTGAATATCGTCGGCGTTCCCTATCCGCTCTTTGTGGGCTGCGTTGACCAGCCGGTCTTGCAGATCGACATAGAGACGCTGGAGATCACTCTCAAGCTGGAGAGCCGCCTTAGCAACCTGCAGCGCGCTAGCATGAGGCGCTATACCGCGGCCGATCAATCGCTCTACTACCCCAGTGACAGCGGTTTCAACTGGGTGGAGCAGCTCAACGACCAGGCTCTCCGCTGGTCTGCGTAGCATGTCCGCCTAGACTTCTCTAGCCTTTTATCTTCATTCCATCCAGGGGAACATCCATGCAGCGAAAGATGCATTGGGCGACGCGCGCCTATCACGAATTTCTGCTCTCGCGAGCCCATACGCCCTTCCGGTGGGGCCGTCATGACTGTGCTCTCTTCGCCGCCGACGGCATTCGGGCCATGACGGGAGTGGATATTGCCAAGTCGTTTCGGGGCAAATACTACGACGAGGCCAGTGCCATAGCCGCGATCGCCAGCATCGCCGGAGGAACCACGGTGGCCGACGCGGCCGCGTGGTGCGCGAAGCAGCACAATCTTCCCGAATTGACCTTTCCGCTGAAGGCGCAGCGAGGCGACCTGTGTGTCTTCGAGGATTCGGGCCGGCTCGTGACGGGCCTCATCCATCTGAACGGGCGTCATATTGTGGCGGCGGGCGAGAGCGGCCTGCGGCGCATACCTATTACGGAAATCGTGAGGGCCTGGCATGTCTAAAGCGCTGATGGGAGCGGCGATGCTGGGCGCGGGCGTCGCGCTGGAAGTGATCACCGAGGGAGCCGCGTCGCCGATACTGGCGGCGGTGATTCAGGCTATGGTGGCGGGCGGCATCAGTATGGAGGCCGGAGCGATTGCGCAGGCGCTGGCGGACAATCGCGGCGTGGGAATCTCCACGCGCCAGGCGGCGGGACTGCGCCAGGTGGTCTATGGCGAGCAGCGCATCGGCGGAACGATCATCTACCAAAGCACGACGGGCTTTGGCAACAGCGGCCTGCCTGTTTTCAACATGGTCATCGTGCTGGCAGGGCATCAGATCGATAGCATCGTCAATCTCTATCTCGATGGGCGGCAGGTTTATTGGGGAAACGGCGAGCATGAAACCACGCGTAATGGCGTCGCTTTTGGCGGCACTGCGACCAACGGCGTGCAAAGCAACACTCCGGGGGCCGTGCTCAATACTTCCGGCCAGGGCCAGACTCCCTATTATGGCTCGGGGCTGGATTACGGCATTGGGCCAGGGGGAATTCATTACCAGTTTAGCGGCAAAGTCTACTGCGAGGCGCGGTACGGCGATCAGCTCCCTGGCGATGTGATGGCCACGCTGACGGGCCGTGATGGGAACTGGGCGGCATCGGATGAGTATTACCCTGTGAGTCCCTGGGTGGGAGGCTGCACATACGTTTATCTCAATATCGGCTATGACGCTGATCAATTCCCCAGTCTGCCGGAAGTCCGCTTCACAGTGCGCGGCAAGAATGATATTTATGACCCTCGTACCGGCAAACGCGGATACACCACCAACTGGGCTCTGATTGTGGCGGATGTGCTGACTGACCCGGTATGGGGACTCGGCGACACCTCCGACGCGCGAGCCACGGCGGTGATTACGCCGGTCATCACCGGGGGAACCATTACCGGTGGAACGCTGACCGGCATCACGCTGGCCAGCGGCGGCAGTGGCTATACCACCGCGCCCACCGTCTACATTGCGCCGCCAATGCCTGCGGGAACCGTCTACCCCCCTCCCGTGGGCACGCTGACGCAAGCCACGGCCACGGCCAGCATCAACGCCTCGGGCACGGTGACTGGGTTCACCATCACCAATCCCGGCGCGGGCTACACCACCATTCCTCTCATCACGCTCACTCCCAGCCCCAACTCGGCCGTGAACCAGCAGCAGCTCATAGCCGCCGCCAATATCTGCGACGAACAGGTGCTGACCAGCCAGGGTTATGAGTCGAACTACACGCTCAATCTCCATTACGATTCCGCCACGTCGCCGGGCGATGCGCTGGCGCTGATGATGCCGGCGGCCGCGGGACGGCTGAGCCGCATCGGAGGGCAGTGGTTCATCTGGCCTGCTTATTGGCAGGGGCCGAGCTTTACCTTCGACGAAAGCGCCCTTGTTGGCCCCGTCAAATGGACTCCCTGCCGCAGCTTCAAGGATCTCTTCAACCGGGTCAACGGGACGTATATCGCCCCGAACTACCCCTACAATTGCGTGGGCGATCTCTATGACGCGAACGGATGGTGGTACGGACAGACGAATAACATCTGGCCCTATGCCTGGCAGCCCACCAACTTCCCGCAGTACGCCCACGATGCTTTGCATGGCTGGGGCTTCGACGAGTATCTGCTCGCCGACGGCGGCGTGGTTCTTCCGAAGGAGCTCTCGCTGCGCGGGGTGATCTCCATCGTCCAGGCGCAGCGCGTGGCCAAAATCAACCTCATGCGCAACCGCCAGCAGGGATCCGGAGTTTTCCCGATGTCCCTGGCGGCCTGGCAGATGCAGCCCACCGACGTGATGAACTTCTCCTTCCCTGCCTTGGGATGGGGCGGCAAGGTGCTGGAAATCGATTCCGTGCGCTTCGCGGTGGAAGAGCTGGAGGGCGCGGGGGATGAGAGCGGCGACCGTCCGCTGGCATTGAATGTGCAGGTTTCCGTCCAGGAGACCGATCCCTCGATCTACGAGTGGAACGGGGTGCAGTCCTCGTCGATCAACATGAACGGAGCGGGTTATACGACGCCGCCCACCGTCACGATGAACGCCAATTTGTCGGCTGGGAACTATGCCGCGCTCAGTGGTTCATCGGTCGGATTTGTCTATGTCAATAATGGCGGCCTGTTCGCCAGCACGCCAACGGTGAGTTTCTCGGGTGGGGGCGGTTCGGGAGCGTCATTCACCGCAGTGCTCGGGTCGGGAGCGTCGCAATCCAATCCTCAGCCGATCATCAGTTTCACCAAAAACAGTGGCGGCTCGGGATATACCACCGCGCCCTATGTTGTGATCACTGGAGGGGGCACGCAGACCACCGTGGGCACGGCGACTGCGCAGCTCGAAGGCATGGGCGTCGGCGCCATCACCATCACCGGAGCCGGATCGGGCTATACAACTCCTCCCTCCGTAACTTTCTCGGGCACGGGCTCAGGCGCCACGGCGCAGGCCTCCATCGCCGGAGGGCAAGTGGTGGGGTTGCAGATGTTGACGCAAGGAAGCGGCTACCTTACCGCTCCCACTGTCACCATTGCTCCTCCCACCTCGGGAACCACGGCGACGGCCACCTGCGCCCTGGCTGGATCGAGCGTGCTGACCATCCTGCCGGCCACCGGCACGGGCTACACCTCTTCCCCAACGGTTTCTTATCCCCAGGTGCCGGGATATACGGGGGCGATCGCTCAGTTTATCGCTAACCTCGTGAACGGTTCCGTAGTGTCATTTTCCGAAAACATGACTTTGCAGACGGAAATAATCCAGGGGTATACGGCTGGCATGCCAGCCATCACGCTGACCGGGGGAGGCGGCGCGGGCGCGGCGGCTTTCGCGACGGGCGTCAACGCCTATTCCACTCCCGACCCCTCTGCCGGCGGCGGGCGTCTCTCCAGCATCACCGTGACCAACCAGGGCTCGGGCTATACTTCGGCGCCAACGGTCACTCTCAATGGCCCAGGAGGAGGCGGGTATAGCGCGACCGCAACGGTTTCGGGAGGCAAGGTCACAAGCGTCGCGGTCAATATAGCCAGCCCCGCTACCAATTTCATTACCACGCCCACGATCTCTTTCAGCGGCGGGGGCGGATCGGGAGCTGCGGCTACGGCAGTGATGTCCTATATGATGGCCGGGGTCGCCATCCAATGCGGCTCAGGCTATACCTCTCAGCCGATAGTGGTTCTCTCGGCTCCCGATCTCTCCACCGGCCAACAGGCGACGGCGACGGCGATTCTGGGCGTGGGCGCGCAGGCCGGGCAGGTTGTGGGCTTCACGGTTACGAATCCCGGATCGGGTTATCTCAACCCACCCACGGTGACCATCTCCGGTGGCGGGGGAACCGGGGCCATAGGAATCGCCTGCCTCGCCAGCTCGACCATCGCCGGATTCACGCTGACGAATGGGGGAGCAGGATATTGCGACAATCCCAATGTGGTCATCACCGGGGGCGGTGGGGTGGGCGCTCAGGCGCTCACCGTCGTCTCGGCCGCCGGAGTGATTACATCGATCGCGGGCGAGATCAGCCCAATCGCGTGGGATTCCTTCTCGGAGGAAATGACGCCCGATGATGTTCCGACCAGTGGCACTCCAGCTTTACTGGCTGGGACGGTGGCTGTGGGTTCAGCGGCGGGATCGGGGGCGACGGCAACCCTGACCGGTATCCCATCGGTCGGCCTGGTCGCTCTGACGACCGGGGCGAGCGGTTGCGGCGCGGGCACTATCTGCATAGTGACCTTCCCGGCTACGCTCTCCGGAGTGCCGGCTGTCGGCCTGGTCTATTCGGGGATTCCGGGAGTGACGCTCAGCAGTGTGGCCACGACGACCACGCTCACTCTGAGCGCCAGCGCCGCGCTCGATACGAATACCACCTACCAGATCAGCTATCAGCTCAGCTAGGCCAGGGAAGGGAACGATGATCGCACTGGGCTTGATCGACAGCATCTTCTCGCGGGGCGGGCGCGGCGCTGAGGTCAATATGCGCCGCATCACCCGCGAGCAGCTCGTTTATCTCCGCGATTTGATCGATAAAGACGCGCAAAGCACGTCGGTCAGGCGCGGGGCGAATGGTTCGC